CTGTTCCGTGTGGTCGTTGTATCGGCTGTAAACTGGATAAATCCAGGCAATGGGCTATTCGTTGTGTTCATGAGGCGTCTTTACACGACGATAACTGTTTTATCACATTAACATATAGTGATAATTGGATTGATAAAAACAAATCTCTTAACAAAGAAGATTTTGTGCTATTTATGAAACGTTTACGGAGGAGATATGGAGACGGAATCAGATTTTTCCATTGTGGGGAATATGGAGAGATGTATAGTAGGCCTCACCATCATGCATGCATATTTAATTTCGATTTTATCGACAAAATACTCTACAAAGAAGAATCGGGTGTTAAATTATATGTGTCTGCTGAGCTTATGGATTTATGGAAATGTCCTGATACAGGTTTGTCGTATGGCTACAGTACTATTGGTGAGGTTACATTCGAAAGTGCGGCATATGTCGCACGATATATCTGTAAGAAATTGACAGGTAAGAAAGCTAAGCTTTACAATGGGAGGATGCCTGAATATGTTACAATGTCTCGCAGACCTGGCCTCGCTAATGGATGGCTCGAACAGTATGGGTCAGATGTATATCCGTCTGACGGCGTTGTTGTTCGTGATGATCTTATTTGTAAACCTCCAAGATATTATGATAAAATATATGATAGTATTGATCCGGAGGCTTTTGATAAAATTAAAACGCAAAGAAGGATTGACGCAAAAGAAAGAGCCGATGATAACACATGGGAACGATTACGTGTTAAAGAGGAGGTTAAGAAAAATAAGATGAAGTCGTTGTCAAGAACGTTAATTGACATGGAAGAAATTAACTCATTTATTGAATCATCAAAATGGAAAGGGAGACAAAATGCCGTTGAGTAACTTTGAAAAGAGATCTCGTCCGCTGAAAACGGACGATAAGATTCTTGTCTTACACAAATTTTGTCGCGAAAAGCAAGTTGTTTGTCAAGACTGCGGATCTGTAGAGCATTGTATGGAAACATTTGATATTTATTATCGGCTTGTGCCGTCGAATGCTAGTGAGTGCCCCCTATCGGGTGTCCGTAGTCAAAAGGGAGGTGCCCGGGGAGCACTCGGTACAGAGCCTTTAGCTAATGATTTTAAAAAGCGTGAAGAAGCGTATAATGTATCAAAAATCAAAAAAAACTATATTGTGTAAAGGAGAAAAAGTATTATGAGTAAAGGTATCTATTCGATTAAAGACGAGAAAGCTGGATCTTGGTTTCCGCCGTTCCAGGCATCGAATGCAATTGATGCGTCCAGACAATTTGCGGTAGCATTAAAAACGAGCCATATACAGATGTCGTTTTTTAAGGAAGAGTTTTCATTGTACATGATAGGATTTTATACAGAACACACAGAGGATGACGAAAATCCGATATCACTGTGCGAAAAACCGAAGTTTATTATAGGCGGCGAAGACGCGTTCAAAAGAGTCGATGAAACTAACATAACAAAAATAAAGGAGTAATTATGTTTCGTAAAGCATACGACCCAGTAGTTGACAATCCAACAATTAATAAGCTTCCGTCAAGGGTAAAACAAGCATTTGCAAAGGAGTGTAATATAAACACAATCATAAGTAAAGCACGAAAGGGAACAGGTAAACTATTTCTTAATAATCAACAACCAATGTTCGGTGACTTTACAAGTGTACTGGAATACCAGGAAATGAAAAATCAGATAATTGCAGCAGAGCAAGCGTTCGCGGATCTGCCGGCGAACGTCAGGGAGAGGTTCGCTAACGATCCGTCGAAATTGTTATCATTTCTGGAGAATCCAGAAAATCAGGAAGAGGCGGTACGCCTCGGGCTGGCGATCGTCAGGCAGCCAGAAACGACCCCGGAGGCGATCGAATTGCTCAGGAAAATAGCGGAGCAGGGTACAGGCTCGACAGAGCCTAAAAACACCTCCGGAGGAGGTAAAAACGAGAAAAAATGAGTTGGCACATTTCTTGCACTTGATGTAAATGTGCCAACTGACACGGCGTCAGACGTGTCGTACAGAGTTAGATGAATCTAACGTTAAAAACGGTGTCAGTAAAATAGTGAATTTAGTGACACCATGATGTATAATAACAACAGGAGAAATAGAATGAAATCAGTAATGACTCATCAGTTTAGTGGTGCTCCTACTGCGGATATTCAGCGATCCACGCTGAAACGGGACTATGGATACAAAACCACATTTGATGCTGGATATTTGATACCGGTGTACATCGATGAGGTGTTACCTGGTGATACGTTTCAGTTGTCTGCACAATTGTTGGGTAGATTAGCTACACCTATACATCCGATAATGGATAATTTATTTATTGATATTCAATTTTTTGCAGTACCAAACAGATTGATTTGGGATAATTGGAAACGATTTCAGGGTGAGAGGGATAATCCAGATGATAATAATGATTATCTGACACCTCAGGTAGTTTCGCCTGCAGGAGGATGGTTGGAGCATTCGTTATCAGATTATTTCGGTTTACCGACGAAAAAGGCCGGTTTATCAGTATGCTCATTTTGGCATCGGGCATATAACCTCATATGGAATGAATGGTATCGCGACGAAAACCTGCAAGATCAGGTCGTTGTTGATAAAGACGACGGACCTGATGATAGTGCATCATATACTTTACTTAAGAGAGGTAAACGTAAAGACTACTTTACAGGCGCACTTCCCTGGCCACAAAAAGGTGATGCCATTGAAATACCGTTAGGGGACGTTGCTCCAGTAATTGGGAATGGGTTGTCTCTCGGATTGACAACTAATACAACACAGTATGGTATACGTGTAACATCTGGTTATAACGCAGGGATTGACACATCTGCGTCAGGGTTGACATTACCTGCTACACCTGGTGCAGGTACAGCACCTCCGACTAATGCTGCTATGGGGTTGTCAAAAAATCCTAATTTGAGTGGTGTGGTAGCAGATCTGTCGGCTGCGACAGCGGCGACAATTAACTCGTTGAGAGAGGCATTTCAATTACAGAAATTGCTCGAACGGGATGCGCGTGGGGGAACGCGCTACATAGAGATGATTTTATCACATTTTCACGTTCGTAGTCCGGATTTCCGAATGCAGAGACCGGAATATCTCGGTGGAGGTACTCAACGTATTAATATTAATCCTGTTGTGCAAACGTCAAGCACAGATGCTACGACCCCTCAGGGGAATCTCGCTGCGTATGGGTTGATAAACGGTAGTTTTAACGGATTTTTCAAATCGTTTACAGAGCATTGTGTTGTAATGGGGTTGGTATCAGTGAGAGCTGATATTACTTATAGTCAAGGGATCCCGAAAATGTTTTTGAGGAGAACACGGTATGATTTTTACATGCCGGTGTTGGCAAATCTCGGAGAACAAGAGATTTACAATAAAGAAATTTACGCGCAGGCAACTGCGGATGATGATCTTGTATTTGGATACCAGGAGAGATGGGCTGAATATCGGTATAGACCATCACAGATAACGGGATTGTTTCGTCCGAATGCAACTGGTACATTAAATAGCTGGCATTTATCAGAAACATTTGGTTCGTTGCCATTGCTGAATGATACGTTTATAACAGATAAAACGGATGTTACGCTTGACAGATGTATTGCGGTACCTTCACAACCGCAAATAATAATGGATATATTTTACCAGTATAACTGCACTCGTCCTATGCCGGTGTATTCGATTCCCGGCCTCATTGATCATTTCTAGGAGGTATGTATGGGATTCTGGGGTTCGGTTTTAGGCGAGGTTGGTGGCGGTATTGCATCATCCGCCATTAACGCGCTATCTGCAGAGAGGCAGATGAAATTCCAGGAACGAATGTCGAGTACTGCACATCAACGTGAGGTAGCAGATCTGGAAAAAGCGGGGTTAAACCCGATATTGTCTGCGACCGGAGGTCATGGTGCATCTACACCATCAGGTGCATCATTTACAACAGAGAATCCGTTGCGCGGACTAACAGAAAAAATGCAGCGGCGCGCGGATTCTCGAAACCAGGCTATCGCGATAAAATCAGAGATTGCGAAACGTAATGAGGAAATAAATACTCTCATTAGTCAACAAATGTTAAATTCTGCATCAGCTGCGCGGGAGGTCGCTCAGACTGCATTGACAGAAAAAAGTATGGATCAAATGGAAGCTGTGATATTAAAAACGTTGAAAGAGGCGGGTCTTGCCGGTGCGCATACGGCAAAATCCCAGCTTGAAACAGAAATAGAAAGGACTGGATTGACAAAAGCGCAAAAAGCAGGCGATATTTACAAGGGAAAAATGGGAACGGCTTTAACTGTAATGGATAAAATAATGCAGTATATACAACAGGGCCGTACATCTGTAAATATACGTGGATCCGGTGCTCCGGTGGAACATTTCGAATCATCGATTGAGGAGGATTCAAGGGGTGGCTGGAAGACGAAAGAAACAAGAAAATCTTCACAAAGGAGAAAAAAGTGAATCGGTTTAAAACTAATTTCAAAAAGAGCAGACGTCAATTTAAGCGCGGTGCAATGAACATAAAAAAACTTAATCAGGTGATTCCACAACGTGGTGGGATCCGCCTATAGTTCATACGGACGTCGCGGTGCCGCGATCTGCGCGGCCTCGCGTTCTCTTATTGACTGCTGGGTTCCCCCTGGGGGGGAAGGGGCGGGATCCGGCAAACAATCTTACGTTTGACAAGGGAGAATCATGT